GCGACGGGGAGGGAGGGGATGCGGGAGCCGTCCATGATCCTGAACAAGTGGGATCTGCAGATGCCGGTGCGTTTGGCGATGGTGGCGAGGGAGCTGGGGGTGCGCGACGGGGACACTTGGTCATGGGTTCTGAGTTTGGATCGGGATGCCGCTGCCTGAGTCGCCATCACGGGGGAAATGGTACTTCGTTGGGGGACTAAGTGTCAACCCGAATTTGGTTGACTGGGGTTTGCGCGTGCATAGTATAGCAAGTCGTTCACGTTTGTGAGGCACGGGGCGCCCTGCCTTGTGTCTGTATCCTCGACAGGTCAGCGGTGGCGGGTTCTGTTTCGGTGCGGGACCCGCCGCCCGGCCTGCCAAACACCGAATCTTTTTCCCGCCTTGAGAGGAGGCCGATGTGAGCGACTCAAAGAAAGCTAGTCTCAGACCTGTTGACTTCGTGAAACCAAGGAAAGATTTCGAGCCGCTGCTTGAAGAAGGCATGAAAGAGCTATGTGACAGCCTTCCCAAACCGGACGAACGGATCAGTTTCGAAGACGATGTGTTTTTCCCGGGCCAAGACCAGAAAGGAGGACCTTCGATCGACCTGCATGCCCATGTCTCCGTAAAGGTGGGCCGGGCAATGGATAAACTGATCAAGGCTATGGTCTATGCAGGTTGGGACAACCGCTCCGACATAATCCGGTCGGCGCTGGCGCTTCTGTTCCTGACCATATTCCGCCGCAACGGGTCCCAGAAGATCAAGACCGTCCTGGGGGGCATAATCGCTGAACGCGAGATCATACGCCGGCAGATGGAAGAAAACGGGCTGTCTGAGAACATGGCCGATGCCGAGAAGGCCGCAGCCGATGCCGCCGCGAAATACTGCCCGGAAGAAGCTCGCGACTTCCTGCGCGACATGATTACGACCGCACAAAACAGTTTCCCAGAAAGCCGCCGCAAAAAAGCCCACCTCGCCAAGCTCAATGAACTCCTCGAACACTGGGCCAAAAAGTGCTCCTAATAAGTATTAATATATAGTAGGCGGTGGTATGCCACACTTTCACCTTTTTTAACCCTATTTGCCGCCTAACCGCCTAACTTGTAATACTAATTCTCTAACTATTTGAATTTGAGTTATTTGTTTGTAAAGACAGATGAGTAAAACACACGTAACGCTAGCGTAAATATACAATTTTCCACTTGACAAACACATCTCGTCGGCGACAGATATGATTTACACTTTTGGAGGAAACTATGAGAAAAACGCCGAAAGAGACTGTAACATTTAGACTTGACCCGGCTTATAGGATGCTGCTGAGAGAAAACGCCAAGGAACGGAATATGACCGTGACGCAGGTCATGAAGCAGATGCTGGACGCTTATCTCAATGCTTGGCGGAAGCATAGGGTTGTCCAAGGAATCACATTGTCAGACAAGGAAATAGACAGAGTGCTGGGCAGAGTGGACAACCGGACCTTGGAAGCTCTGAGCGGAGAGATAGAATGAGAGCCGGACTGCTTCCGATCGGGGATGAATGCTGGTCATGGGATCACGTCACGGCAGTGTGCACGATACTCGGAATACTGACTTGTCTGGATACCGACTATGCTAAGGTCAAAAACGGCGTCGGGTTTTCCAAGGCCGATACCGGCCTTGGGCATTCACTTGCCGCGAAAGCGCAAGACGGTGGCTTGAACAGAAGTCAGTTAATCTCGGCTAAATGGATGCTCCGCAAATACCGTAGGCAGATTGACCCTGACCTCTACCGGATGATTTACTCCGACCATGACCATACTGCCGCCGCCTAACTCACTCGGCGCCCCACAGAGGTATGACACCTGGAGACAGGGACAGGGCGAATCTTTTCTCAGAGCTGTAGACTCAGATAAACGCTTCGTGGCATTAACCTTAAGTACCGGATCGGGCAAAAGCCTTATTTATATGGTAGCCGCACTCGCCACAGGGAGGCGGGTGGCGGTGCTCACCGCGACCAAAGCCTTGGAAACTCAGCTTCTTCATGACTTTGAGGAAGTGGGACTGAGAGATATCCGGGGGCAAGCGAACTACCCCTGCCAGGTGCTCACGCCGACAGACGGGCATCCCCCCCCTCGCATCTCAAGTCCTTCCTCAGTCCGCTTCGCGGACTCCGGCGCGGACTTTCGATGCTCCTCCCCCGGTGAGGCGACTCACTACGCATCTGTCTCTGCCTGGGATGGTCCGTGTCACCATGGGTATGAGTGCAAGTGGAAGGGCGGTGGGTGCGAGTACTTTGACGCGGTCAGGCGCGCCAATGGGAGTCGCCTGGTGGTGACAAATTATGCCTACTGGATAGCCAGCCATAGGGCGGCGGCAGATGCCTCGCCATTGGGCAAATTCGATCTCTTGATATGCGACGAAGCTCATGCATCCGTGGATGAGCTCAGTGGTGCACTCCAAATAAGTCTGGATCAGTATGAACTACGCTTCCTTGGGCTCAGGTTCCCTATTTCAGATGACCTAAAGGAGTGGAAAGTGTGGGCCGCTCGGGGCGCAATTGCCGCGGCCCAAGGGTATAAAAGCCTGCGGAGTGAGGCGGGATCACTGGGCGCCGGGGGAAGTGTGAGGCGGCGGGCTAGGGAACTCAAGCAGCTCATTGGGAAGCTCGAGGACTTGAGTCAGGCCAAAGGGGAGTGGGTCATTGACAGGCGCGGGAAGGGGGTGATCCTGACCCCTCTGTGGCCGGCGCCCTACGCGGAAGCAGCCTTATTCATGGGCATACCCAGAGTCATGCTGACCAGTGCCACGGTGAGGCCCAAGACACTCGACCTCTTGGGAATTCCGAGTGAAGAGGTCGAGATTGAGGACTGTCCCAGTTCGTTTCCAGTGGCCAATCGCCTGGTCACACACATACCCACGGTAAGACTCAACCACAGAAGTAGTGAGGCGGATGTCTTACTTTGGGTCATGAGAATGGATCAGATCATCGGCCGGAGACTGGACCGCAACGGCATCATTCACACGGTCAGCTATGATCGGGCCAGACTCATCTGTGAGAGGAGCCAGTACCGCGATCTCATGATCACCCACCGGCCCGGAGGCGTCTCATTCGCTGTCAGCCAATTCAAGCGAGCAGTGCCCCCTGCGGTGCTCGTATCACCAAGCGTGACGACAGGCGTAGACTTCCCTGACTCGGAGTGCCGCTTCCAAATAGTAGCCAAGGTTCCCTTTCCCGATGGCCGCGACCCGCTGGTTAAAGCAAGGACCGAAGCCGACCCGGAGTACGGTCTGTACCTTGCGATGCAGAGTGTGGTTCAAGCCGCCGGCCGCGGTGTCAGGAGTAGTGAGGATTGGTGCGAGACGTTTATCGTAGACGACATGTGGACCTGGTTCTATGGGAGGAACCAAGCAATGGCGCCCAGGTGGTTCCGGGAGGCGGTGAGGCGCAGCCTCACTGTCCCCCTCCCGCTCAGTCAGGATCCTTCCTAGCCGCTACGCGGCTTCGGACCCCGACTTTCGCTCCTCCCCCGGGCGGGCGACGTGACAAATAGTGAGGTGAAGGGTGAAGATTGTTGTTGACAGAGAGTCAAACACACAGGCATGATTCCGAATCGGATCGATCCACAGAAAGGAAGGTGGCTGAATGAAGGAAATCGAGAAACCCAAGCGCGCCAGTCTTAGGCCGTCCGACTTCACCACGGGCGGATTGATAGATGATGTCGATGTGACCGTCACTGAAGCAAGATTCGTGATGTGGGACTACGCCGGGCAAGTGCGCGACGCGGTGCCCGCGCTCGCCGTCACAATGGAAACCGGGGGCGAGGGAACCCCCATCACTGAAACGTACACCCAGTACTACTCGGCGGGGGATAGCCGTAATCTCATGCCGTCGAGTGATGGGAAAGCCTTGGAAGTTGTGGGTGGTAGTGGGGGTCTGAAGAGTTCGTCCAATGCGGGCAACTTCCTCGTGAGTCTGGTCAATGCGGGCTTCCCAGAGGAAAGGCTCCTGGACGGAGACATCAGTGTGATGGATGGCCTGGAAGCTCATGTCCACCGCATCCCGCAGCCCGAAAGGAAGGGATTGGTCAAGACCCCGAAGCAGGGAGACCGGGAGGCCACCATACTCGTGGTGAGTAAGATCCACCGCTTTCCCTGGGAAAAGGCCAAAGCTAAAGCGGCGGGTGCGAGCGTATCCAAGATGCCCCCCAGTAAGGGACCCGCGACTGCCGCTGAGGCCCATGCCGCGGCCGCGGCGCACGGTGCCCCACAAGGGAATGAGGCGCAGGTGGAAAAGGCTAGAACAGTCGTACTCGGCATCCTGACCCAATTGGGCGGAAGCGTCCTGAAGAACCGGCTTACGGCTGAGGTATTCAAGGTGCTCGCATCGGATCCTGATCGGCAGGCGATCGTGGGGATGGTGTACCAGGACGCGTTCTTGGGAGGCGAGGGGCATCCCTGGAAGTATGACCCGAAGGCGGGGAAGGTGGAGATGGCCTAACAAAGGCGGGACGTTAACAACCTAATGACCAAGGAAGAAGCAATAACCGAACTAAGTCGCCTAGGCATCCGGTTCAAGCTTATGGGCGGCTCCATCCGCACCGAGAACTGGACCAGATGCCCCATCGTCGCCCTGGCCGAAGCCACTAAGGCGGTAAGCTTTGACAACTCCCAGTGGGATGAAGCGGCCGAGACCATCGGACTCCCTTACCGTGATGCCAGGGAGATCGTCGAAGCCTCCGATTACCCGGAATCCAGAAGAAAAAACCTCCGGCGAAAACTGCTGGACCTGTGCATATGAAGCTAACCCCCTTCGACCTCCACATCGACTCCTCCTTCTTCTCCAGTGACAACCGCACTCGCACCCCGGGATGCCACCTGACTGACATCATCCACGATATGGAGAAGAGTATCGGGAAAGACCGCAACCCCAGAGCCATGGGAGACGAGAAGTTGGAACTCTACCGCACGCTGGGGTTTGTGTGGGAAGACATAGTCACACGCGAGATGAACCGGGAAAGGTCCTGGGCCCAACCCGGACTCGTGCGGGTGGGGGAAATTGAGTTGGATGGGATCATCATGACTCCCGATGCGGTGGACTTCGCACAAGACCCACCCGTACTCGAAGAGTGGAAGTGCACTTGGCGCTCAGCCGCGCGCGATCTGGAGAGTGAGAACTGGCACTGGTTCGTGCAAACCAAGGCGTATTGCCACGCACTGAAGCTGACTCGTGCGAACCTGCGCATTCTGTATGTGAATGGGGACTATCGGCCAACTGTCCCCAAGCCCCAGGGGTACGCGATAGAATTCTCACCGAGGGAACTGGAGGAAAACTGGTCGATGTGTCTCAACCATGCAAGGAGCAGAAATTGGCCACCCAAAGACAACTTACCGAAATCATCGGCGATCTGATCAAGGCCATCGGACGCAATGAAACCGTGGTTCCGTGGCTGGACGAACTGGCTGTCGCCGCCAAGGAGCTGAATCCGGTTCCGCCCCCACTTTGCGTTGATTGCGGCACAAACATGATCAATGTGTGGGTCTGCCCTAATTGCGGAGCGAGATGAATGGCTACCCAAAGAGATCCCACTGGGCGCGGCCCAGACCCAGCAAAGGACACTCAACTCCTGAAAGGCACCGGCTTCACTGAGGCCGACACCGAGGTGAAGCCCCGAGTCATTCTCTCAGTGGAGGGCA